TGGCTGATGCTGCTACAAGTACCAACAATCGTGGTACCAGCACAGGCACTATCGGTGATGCACGTCAAGGTAATCGCGACTGGGTTTATCCTTGGCAGCTTGAAATAATGGATAGGATTGAAAATAGTAGCGACAACCCATTGGCTGCTATGCTCGGTGAAGATAAATTCGATCCTCAAACTGTTATGGATGCGTATGTAAAGAAAAATGGTTCTCTAGATTATCATGATGATGTTCGTGGTGTTCTTTGGCATCGTTCGCGGATTGCGGAAGTTGGGATTCCATATGAAAACTTCTTTATGAACGAGCTTCCTAATCTTACACCAGATCGTGTCAGAGAGATAAGAAAGTTCATAACAACTACATCATACACAGCTTCTATCTTGAGCGGTATTGCTGGGTTCTACAACAGATACCCACGCATTCCGTTCGGTCGTGCTACTCGGTACACAGAAGAAAACATGGATAAGTTCAAACTGTGTTATCCATATATGCGTACACTCAACAAATTGTTCAAGGATCTGGTTCCCGAACGATACGCACATCAGAAAGCTGTTGCGGATAGAATTGATAAACGATTCGTTGTTGCTGAGGACACAGCATTTTCTACAATCACAGTGAACAAGAACTATCGTACAACTGCTCACGTTGATGGTGCAAACCATCCTGGTGGGTTTTCTAATCTTTCAACTGTTACCAAAGATGGTAAGGCTGGTTGGTCTGGAGGTTTGTTTGTTCTGCCTGAGTTCCGTGTAGCAATTGATTTGAAGCCAGGAGATGCTTTGCTGGTCGATAACTGTGGTATCATACACGGCAACACCGAAATCAAACCTCCAGCTGGTATGGATGTTGAAGATATGGAACGTATCTCACTTGTATCTTACATGCGAGAAGATATGACTATGCTAGGATCTTGGGAGTACGAACAAGCTCGTAAAGATTATGTGACCCTGCGCAGACAGGGAGCCACAGAGGAACAAAAGAAAGCCAAGTTCAACGGAATCACTCCAGGCATGTTTGATACACCTGAGTTTGATGAATTTTGTGATCAGCGTGAAATTGCGAAAGAAGATAGAGGAAGGAAGCGAGGGTCATGAGGTGGTAGCAACAGTAACATATCTCCGGCATCCTAAGACTAACAAAGTCTTCACGATTGCCGACCCGAAGGGCAAGCGCAATTGGTTTACAATGACGCTTGGTATTTCAGATGAAAACTGGAACCCAGTTAGTGATATGAAAGATGCTGTTCATATCGGCACGGGATATAGTGAGAAGAACAACACCCTGATTGGTATGAACTGGATGCGAGAGTTCTTCACTGAGCATGGCAGGAAACCAAACATCGTCGATGCTGGTACAAATATCGGCGAGATGTGTGTGTACTTTTCTGAGTATGCTGAAACGATTTGGGCGTTTGAACCTATACCAAGCACCCATGAAATAACTCAGATGAACCTGAAGAATAACAACGTGAACAATGTCATTCTATACAATTATGCTTTGGGATCTGAGGATGCTGTGCTTCATATGTCGTTCAACGAAAATGGAAACAACGATGAAGCTAAGATAGTGAAGAAACCAAACAAAAACAGTATCGAGGTCAATGTTAGGAGGCTCGATGATTTTGATTTTGGCGTCGATTATCTTAAGATAGATGTTGAGGGTCATGAGCTGGAAATGCTCAAAGGATCAGTGGAAACTATTAAAACATACAAGCCAGCTATACAAATTGAATGCTGGGTTCGTAAAGGTAAAGACCCTGTTGTTCAGGAAAGACTAGACAACAATAGAGTTGCGGTGTATGGGTTTCTAAAAGATCTGGGGTATAACCCATATGGCAAACCCACACGTATGAGCCATGATCTTGTTCATCTAGAAAAGCCAATGGATTATAAGCTCGAGGACTCTTGGTGGTTCCCCGAACGACGTGACGTTTCTATTACAGACTTTCTATGAAATACATACATCCTGACAACAAAGATAAACCATTTATAGATTGGCGGTCATTTGATAAACGTGAAGAAGGTTTCTTCATGTGGCTTGATTGGCGTCTGAAGTGGAGCGATCTTGACCATTATATGCCAGCCAATACATATCGTGATGCGACTGGTGTAAAATCGCCGACAGGTGCACCGATGACTAAAGAACAGTCACTCTGGTATTGCCTGATCTATGGTTGTACATATCAAACTGAGATGGCTTGGGTTATCTACTGGAACTTTCCTAACTTTTGGGAAATTGACATAGACGAGATGCAGCGGTGGAATGTAGAAAACCTAGACCGCCAAAGGTATGCTAGGGACACCAAATATAACAAGGGTCGTATCGCTGAGCAAGTCAAATCTATGCGTGAAGTTATCAAGCCATATGGTACGATACAAAACTGGGTCGAAAGTCACCTCGATACAGACGAAAACAAGTCATTTGAAAATATGTTTGAAGCTGCCTTCAAGATACACAAATATGGCAGGATGACGACTTGGTTGTTTACACAGGCATTGCATGAAACTGGTGGTATGCCTATCAAACCCAATACAATGCTGGCTACACACGAATCGAACTGGAGTGTGCGGTCTGGGTTATGCTACCTCTATGGACTAGATGATATCATTGAGGCAAAGACCAAACAGAAGTTGTCTGCTGATGACATGAACAAGGTTAGGGACGCAGAGTTAGATGTTTGTGCTAAAGCAGCCGAGCGTGTCAGCTTTCCGCTGTTTTCTAATTTCCTGCTAGAATCTCACCTGTGTCAGTACAAGAAGTTGATGCTCGGCGGTGATTATGGCGGTCACTCGACGGGAGACCACTACTCACGTGCATCCTGGCTGGCTGAACGTTGGAAAGGTGAGGTCAATTTTGATGCATTCTTTGAGGATGCTATGAAACAGTACAATCCTGTAGTCCAGCGCAAGGTTGAGTCTAAAGCACTCCGCGATTTGTGTAAGAAAACAGGTCAGCTCATCAATATGCATGATGACTACGACTTTTTGCCAAATATGTACAAAGAAACCGAAATGAACCCAGACTGGTTCTATACCAAAGACAATGAGAAGCGAGCGATTGAGTATATCGACAACTACAAAAAAATGCTGTTCGAGTCTAAAACTCACTTGCTTTTCTCATAAATTTGAGGTACAATGTTTCATAATGAACGGAGAGTTACATGAAAGATAAAATCAATGTTGCAATTGTCGGTGTCGGCAACTGTGCTAAGTCTTTGGTTGAGGGTGTTGCCCTCTATAGTATATCAAACCAGACTGAGGGTCTAGCATTTGCAAACATCGGCGATTACAGAGCCGAGCATATTAATTTTGCTCTAGCATACGATATTGATAAGCGCAAGGTTGGTCGTCCACTATACAATGCAATCAAAGCCAAGCCGAACAATGCTATGGATTTCCAGGTAACTGATGATGATATCATTGCTGTCGGCGGTAATATCAAAGTCAAGCGTGGTGCGCTGTATGATGGTGTGGCTCCTCATATGCTAACACATGACGAGGAAGAGTCTTTTAGACCTACACACGACCCAGAGCCTACAGCCGAAGATATTATCAGGGATTTGAAGAAGAACGAAATCGATGTGTTACTAAACTATCTGCCTGTTGGTTCTGAAACGGCGACTCGATTCTATATCGAAGCCTGTATTGAAGCCAAGGTGCCGTTTGTCAACTGTATCCCTGTGTTTATCGTTTCTGACTGCTATTGGGAAAAGCGACTGCGTGATGCTGGTATCCCTGCTATCGGTGATGATATGCGTTCTCAGCTTGGTGCATCTGTTATGAGTCAGGCACTACAAGAGTTGTTCTTCAATCGTGGTATGCAGGTGCAGTTCCACGAGCAGACCAACCATGGCGGCAATACTGACTTCCTCAATATGATGGACCACAGTCGGTTGGCGTCTAAGAAGATATCTAAGGAGAACGTCATTCGCTCTCAGAACGATATTCGTAATATCCCTGTTCCTAAGAATGGTATCTATGCTGGTCCTTCCAGTTATATTGCATACCATGGTGACAACAAGGTTGCTCACTTCCGTATCGAGGCGACAGGATTCGGTGGTGCACCAGTGACTTTTGATGCTAGACTATCTGTTCAGGATTCCCCGAACAGTGCTGGTGTTGTCATTGACGCCATCCGATATCTACAAGTTGCTCGCGAGATGGGTATGGTAGGATCTTTGCGTGGACCTTCCGCTGCCACGCAGAAGACGCCGCCTGATCAGATGATGATACAGGATGCGTTCGAGGAGTGCGAAGCACTTGCTCACCGCCAGTGGACTGAATCAACCAAACTTCACAATGCAGCATAAGGAGAGCGTTATGAAGTCTATTATTATCGCAGGTGCAGTTGCTCTAAGTCTAACTGCTTGTAACAGCGTAACAAATCAACAGGGTGGTGCAGTAGTAGGTGGTGTTGCCGGCGGCATTCTTGGTAACACAATCGGCGGTGGTTCTGGTAATACTGCGGCTACCATTGGCGGCGCTATTATTGGAACTATTGTTGGGAGTAGTGTTGGAGAGAACATGGATAAGCAGCAGCAGACTCCTCAGGTTATCGTACAACAGCCACAGCCTGTTCCTATGCATCCACAATATAAAAATTACCCTGCAGACGCTTGTAGTCGTTATATTGGCAACGAAGGTGCTTATGCTAGCTGTCAGCGTGGCGCAGCACAACGTAATGCCGAAATACAGCAACAGTTAGAGCGTGAAGCATAACAAGCAGGAAAAGGTCAGTAAACGCATGATAAACACGTATGACCTGGACGGAGTGATCAGCCTCGAGGACGCTGGTATTCCTGGTGTAAGACCTGACCCTGATGATATCATCATTACAGGTAGATCATTCGAGGAAGCTGGAGAAACGATGGACTACCTCCGCTCCAGGGACATATCTAATATCGTTATCTTTTCTGATGCTAAGTATGAAGAGAAGAGCAGAGAATACTCTGGTATCCGTAAAGGTCTTGTCATCTCAACTCTAATAAACAATGGGTTGGAGCATGGCGTGCACTTCGAGGATGATGAAATTCAGATAGAACAGATACTTAAGATCTGCCCTGATTGTAGGATAGTACACCTGAATCATGATTTGACCGACAAGGAAAACAAGAAGAGATGAATAAAGTGATTGCAATTGGTGGTGTACCAGCCACAGGCAAAACGACACTGATGAAACGTATTATCAATTCATGGGGTCCGCTCGAGGCACGAGAACCTGTGGTTGATGGTGTAAAGCTGCCTATGCTGGTCGATCGATACAACAAGTTGCATATCCTAGGCAAATACGAGGAAGAAGAAACATTCGCTGGTACAGATAAACTTAGCATGAGCATTCAGCCAACTGCGGTAAAGTTTATGAAGTCGAGCGACGGCGTGTTGCTGTTTGAGGGTGATAGGCTGTTTAACAAGAGCTTCCTACATGAGTGCCAGAACTCATCTGACTTGAGCATTATATGCCTAGAGGTAGATGAAGAGCTCGTAGAACAACGCCACGAAGAACGAGCAGACTTCCAGTCAGACAAGTTTAAGAAAGGCAGAAGGACCAAAGTAGATAATATCAAAGCTGAATTCGGCGGCGGGTTGTTTGGCGATGGTTGTGTACACACATATAAGAATGAAACTATCGAAGATCAAACAACTCTGATAAATGTGTTAGAGGATATGGTCTATGGAAACAGATAGTTTTTTCACGCCGCATGAGATGATGTTTCTACATAAATCGGGCAGCATTAAAGACCTCAGGAAGATAAAAGAAAGATTCCCTGGTCTAACGGTACAAGACCACCTGTGGCGTATGAACGCAGCCCATGTACGATTTCCGAACCAGGAAAACAACAATGGTTTGGAAGTCATACAAAACTTCCTGACAAAGGACGAACATCAGTTTGTAATAGATGGGTTCAGAGATTTGGTCGGTACGCTGAACAAGCAGCCGCAAACTATGTTCAAGTGCGACAGGATCCTGAACAAGATAGCAGATGCAGTCCGTGAAATGACAGGGTTGGCTGACCTGGAAAATCAAATGGTAGACAATACATTCTACCAAAAAGTTGTCAACTCGCCGCAGGATAACGACGTGCAGAAGGTTTTCCACATGGATACTTTCTTTCCTGCCTGGAAGTTTTGGTATTTCCCGATGCAGTCGAACGGTTTGAAGACAGGCAACTTCCGATACGTTAGGAACTCTCATCTGTATGATAAGAAACGAGTCGATTTCTGTAGCGATATTCTGAACCAATTCTATTTCGGTGACGCCGATGCGTTAGATAAAGACACGCTTGAGGGGTCTTTCCGTATCACCGATGAGCAGATAGAGGAAATGTATCCCGGAGAACGAGTAGAACTTGTTGTTCCGGAAAACACATTGGTCATTGCTAATGTCTTTGGTTTCCATAGTCGAGGAGAAACCCAATACGAAACCTCAAGAATAGCATTACATGGGTCAATTCGGTTTGACGAACCGTTCAAAGATAGGAGAAACTGATGATTGAAGGTGCAGCATTAGCAGCGGTGTTGGTTGTTATGGTCAACGGAACACCTGTTAAGACAGATATTGATGATTACAATCTCTGTATTGATACAGCGGAAATCCTCAAGGTTGAGGGCAAGGATGCGTTTTGTATTCCTAAGACGAGTGAACTTTCTCGTGTAAGAAGCATGATGTATACATTTATGGAAGTGATACAGATCATGAGAGAGGAAGAAGCGCGTGCTAAGTGCGAACGCAATCCTGAAAACCTCACGCCATACAAACGATCCCACAAGAAAGATCTATGATATACATCTCCCCTCCATTCGGTAACTATGTCAACCACAGCCTGTGTACCAGGATTCGTGGTACATATACATGGGAAAGACGCCGTGGATTGCTGGTACAAGTGGTCAAAACACTGAGAAAGACCAAGGGTGGATGGAGGAACGCTATCGGTTTTCGTAACTGTGGTATGGAAAACATACAGAATTGTGATAAGAAAAGTGTATATTCTATCGCTGCATTGAACAGTGACTGGGCTCCATTCATAGAAAACATACCCAACTGGAGTCGAATAGAGATCAATCTTGGTTGCCCGAACGTCAGTTCGTACTCAATCGACGACAGATCACTAGAAATATTTGCTCAAAAATACCCCATGACAATGGTCAAAGTCAGCCCAACTGTCAACGTGGATTTCATAGAAAGACTGCGTGGATGTGGTATAAGAACAGTCCACCTGAGTAATACGATACCAACAGACAGAGGAGGTATCTCAGGTGCAATGCTAAGAGAGGTCAATCTGCCTCTGTTTCGTCATATCAACGGCTGGTTCGAGCATACAGGAATGGCGTTCGTAGCAGGTGGAGGTATCTATAAGCCAGAGCATGTAAGACAATATAAAGAAGTTGGAGCACGTAGTTTCTCAATCAGTACGGTCTGCTTCACGCCATGGCGCATCAATTCTATCGTAAATGAGGTGTATAGCAGAGTATGAACAAAACATTTACAGTAGAAGTTTTACGATCAGACGAAGATCCGGACGATTGCATGATACCAATTCCAGATGAACTAATGAAAGAACAAGGCTGGAATATTGGCGACGAATTGAGTTTTGAAATTAACACAGATTACAGTATCATTATGCGTAAAAGCAAAGATAATGACCCTGTAGATATCCGCAGTAGTATAATTAGACTTGACAAACCTGAAGAATAATGCTATAAAAGGGTTAGAAATAATGGCTGAAGTTTCTCACCCACATGGAGTGCGTCGCCGCACATAAACACCTTTTGAGCCTCCCACACTCAGCCATGATCGGGGGCTAAACCAGCTCATTATAATACGCCGTAAACGATGCTTCATACAGATACAGAGTATATGATGAAATGCTTAGATTTGGAGGACGAGGAGTTCGCCGAATCATTTTGGAATTGGTTCGATAGTCTTACGACCGAAGA